AATGAATCTATTGGTCGATAATCAGCTAGTGGATCTTAATATTATTAAGGCACTTATAGATGAGAAGATTAAGGATGCAGGCTCAGTCAATGAGGAGGCGTTGTGGGAAACCTATAAGGACTTTCTTAACCCCAGTATTAACAGAGCTATTCCTGCTAATGTTGTGAGGTTTCCAGAGGGGGGTGATGCTTGACATGAAACCTGACTACTATAATTCCATGAAGATAACGCCAATAGATTATATCACATCTAATGAATTGGACTTTTGTGCAGGGAACATAGTTAAGTATATCAGCCGATATAACAAGAAAGGAACCCCAGTTGATGACCTAAGAAAGATCATTGAGTATGCCAGCATTCTGATAGAATATGAACTGTCAAAAGACAGGGGTTAGATAGAATGGGGTTTGATGAGGAAAAGTACAAAAAAGACCAGGAGGATAGGCGATATTATTTCGCCAAATTCTGTTGGCAGCACAAAAAGGAATTGACCACAGAGGGGAGGGTTACATGGGAAGAGCGATTCAATCAGATGGAAGGAGTCAGCCTCCGTGATTATATAAAGGAGTACAAGTCAACACACAGCCAGAAGGAAAGGAGGTAATACCGTAGTAAGTAGGTTCACCATCATTTTCGCCCAAGCCATCATGTCTGTCTAGCGTGGTGGCTATTTTTATTTCTTTTTCATCTTTGTGGACCAGCCAACCAATGCTTTCAAATACTGGGCATGTAACCTTATCATGCGTCGTCCAATCTGCATGGGAAATAATATCCATCCACTGAACCCTTACTATTTCTTTTTCTTCCTTTTCTCCAGTGGCCCTGGCAGAATCCAGCCTAGCACCATCGGAACCAACACAACTAAGATTAGCAACCATCCACCCATCTCCACAAGTTGTTGCAACAATGAAAAGAAATTAGAGGGAGCCTCTTGAATGATAGTAGCATCACCTGTTACCTCTAGTGTTTCACTGCTCCCCATCCCGCTTGTTGCCACAGAGGCTACAGAGGCACCTGTCGCACTCCCCAGTATGGGTGCAATCGCACCCCCCGATATCACACTCCCAGCAGTCGCACCTAACCCTGCTGCACCCCCCACTATCGCTGCCTTCTTGAGTGAGGCGCATCCGCTTATTAGGCAAAGAGCCACCAGACTACAATAAGAATAACGACCGCCCATAAAGGCTTTTCTCTTATTTCCGCCCACAGCTTTTTGATTATGTTCATATAGTTTCTCCATAGTTATGTACCATTTGTTTCACGCACATCTGTACGTATTACTTTTTCTAGTTTGAGGGATTGGACTTTTTCGTTAGGGACATATCTCCAAATTAAACCTTCATCTCGTATGCTTTCAAAAACGGTGGTAGTAAAACCAACTTTAATTATGATAGCCTCATCGCCTTCAAGCAGCACAACATCTCCCGGTACAAATACTTTAGACATCTTAAACTTTAAGCCTTTAGCCACTGAAGAGGCAATCTCTTTTAGCATCAAGGCTATGATTAAACTTACAAGGATGGTAACCCACGGCATTAAGAATGTAGTGATCTTAATGCTGGTGTCCATAGACAGCGTACTTAGATCCATCAGTCTAGCAGTTTCTTAACTACTTCTCTGCCCTCCCAATTATCTCCAACCTCAACCTTTTTCTTTTCACATGAGTATCTAGTCTCACCTGAATCGCTATCTTTCCATCCGTTGCGCGACAGGGTTCTCTTCATAGCGAGACAACCAGGCACACCCATCTCTACCCATTCCCCATCTTTCTCATGGTGTCCCATAAATTCTATGATCCCACCATTAAGATATAATATTAAAACAAACATTACTTTTATCATTCTTTGCTCCCATTGTGAGCCTTTAATTCCGCTACAGTATCTTTTAATATCTCTACATGCCCTTCAAGACTCTCTATTCTCTGCCTATAGAAATCTAAGGTGAGTGCCTGTTGTTGGTCAAAGGGTGCTTTGCCTGTTTCAATATTGCTCAGAAGTTTGTCGAACTCCCCCGATAAGTGTTCAATTAACATGAACTGTTCACTGTCTGCTGGTAGACTTCCTAGCTCGCCGCGAGGCCACTTCTCTGAGAAGATCGAGTTCTTCTTAACATCTGCAGACATGAGTATCTGGTTTGTTTCTATAACATTCAGACGTTCGAGAATACCAAAATAAGCCCACACGCCCAATGCTACTGCAATAATCAGTGAGATTAAATTTCTCACGGGCATTGCAAACTTGGTATTATCGCTTACATTTAGCGGCTCTTCCACAGTCTTTTTCTTTTGGGCTTTTTATATTTTTCAGAAAGCAAACGATGAGCCACATCCGCAGGAATGTGCTCCCGCTGGAGGTACAAATTTAAATGAGGGTCTGAAGGGGTCTGCGTCCCAATCCATTTCAGCATCTCCAAGTAAGTTAAGGGAATTGGCATCAGAATAAATAGTATCTGAGATCATCATAGCATCCTCTGGCAAACTTCCACTTGGAGATAGCTTTATTTTGTAGCCTGAACATCCTCCACCTTCTAAGTGGATACCCAAGTACCCTTCTCCATTGAGAGTCTGATCGACTTTCTTTTGTGCTGCCTCTGTTATCCTCATTAGTCGTAACCATATCCACCCTTTTGTTGAATCATGTTGTTCCCCTGCATCATATCAAAGATGCTTTCATGCTGTGACATAATCTCGTTCATTACCTTTCTTTGGGCAACGTCTTCATCTCTTAGCTTTGATATCTCATCTGTCAGGCTGTCTATTCTAAACCCTAGCACATCTAACCCTGAGATAGCCTTGTCATGCTCCTGAAGCTCCATGATTGCAGCCTCATTATTATGTATGGATATACCACAGTCCTTAGCTTCTTTTTCTAAAGCAGGTATAGCTACAGCCTGTATCCCTGCAAGTCTTTCAACCTCAGCAGACAGAGATGAAGCCCACCATATAGCGCCACTTGTCTGAGCAATTAGGAATAGTATTGCCCCAAAGAATTTAGCATCTATTTTCATCCGGTTCTCCCCGTATACCTACCCCTATAAACCTGATTAAACTTATAATCATAGCTCATCGGTCTTTTAATTTCTCCCCTATATGTTTAATGGCATCAGATGTTGTTCCCACAAAAATCCACGGAATAAGACCATGTATCAAACACACCACAGATAATACCAGCAAATGAGCGGAGACTTTAACAGTGAACCATAGATGTTTAAGGTAGGATTCTTTTACAAATTCAAGATGCTTAGAGATCGCCATGACTTCCACCAAAGGACATGTTGACAGATAGGGAAACTTTGATATCACTTCTTTCCCAGTCTCCATCTAATCCCATACTTGCAGTTGGGGTAACCTCTAGGCCATCAGCTACAGGTATAGCATATCCTGCGCTAAAGTCTAAGCCCTCATATGAAAAGCTATCTATATCCCAATTGGATGTTAAAGATCCTTTAGCCCCCCACAAGTCTAATGAAGTTCCGAGTGTTCCATCTATATCAAACTCGCTGACGTTCCATTCTACTCCTGTAGTTAAGCCAACACCTTGATAGCTAATAAGGGAAGATCCACCTACAATATGATTACCAGAAGACATCCAATGATAATGCACCCCACCATCAAATAAACCAATTCCCGCTCCATAGCCCACTCCTATATTCTTGGAGTCTGAACGACTGAGATATACACCATAAACCCCTACTTCCATATCGTTATCACTTTCATCAAATGTAAAAGTATAACCATCTCCTGCCAAGCCTAACTTAAATTGACCTGTATCACTTAGCCCCAGACTAACCCCATCACTGTGGCTTATGTGCGAAGATATATCAATCTTACCTAAGTCAGCACCGAAGGCTGTGAGGGGAAACAACAATAGTGTTAAAAATTTTCTCATCTTATTCCTCTAGTTATCAATTATCATGGTGTCTAACTTCTCTTCCAATCTAATGAGGTGATCCATGATCTCACCAAACTGATCGTCAGTACGCTGAACCACCCTATCCAACCTGGCAGTTACAGCCTCCAACTTAAATTGCTGTATTTGAACTTCGTTTTTCAGATCATAAATAAAGGTAAAGCCACCAATAACTAAGCCTATCGTAGTTATTATGTGGCCTATAGATAGACTTCTGTTAAATTGGCTTCCGTTGCTCATATAGGCATTTTCTTTGAACCCTGTTTGATTATGTTTTCCCAATTGTGGCCTGATGTGATAGCGCAGACCACCTCTTGATTTGTTTCTTGGTAGCGGAAGAAGTGTAGAAATGTCCACTTTCCAGTCTCATTATTGACTGAAATACTGACAAACGCATAACCTTCTGGGTTTTGCACAAACCCTCTACCTACTGGGTATTCGTTGAGTATGTCTTTGTGGTAGCTTATGGCTTCCTCAAAGCTATCCCAACAGACTGCAGGTATAGGGACTTCAGTGGGAAACATTCTGGAGGAAGCCACGAGAGGGAGTAACATCAACAGGGCAATTAGCTTTCTCATTAACGAGAATTAAATCTTTTCATAAGTTTTCTAACTTCGTCCTTATCCCTCAAATCTACCCCAAATTTTTCCTCAAAGTATTTAGCCTCTGGGCTACCAACCCTTCCGATCTGAGTTCTAGCCCATAAGAATGGGTGAGTTCTTTCTAATTCAGCATAAGCGTGTTTCTTTAAAAAACCGAAAACCTCTCTTAAAACTATTTCCTTCGCTTCATCGCTTAGTTCCTTATACGATTTATCTGAATCAAAAGCGCCAACTATGGAGTCTGATAATTCAGGAACTACTTCAATTACAGGGTCATCAGACTTCATAATCATTGGTATTGCTGCCACTGCGCTAGGAGCCATATACATAGCAGCATATCTGTCGCCTTCCTTTAGGCCGGTGTTAGGCATAAACGCTGAATAACTCAGCCCAAGCCGATCAACTTCCTGCTCTACAATATTTTTATCCCTGATAGTTACGCCAAATAATTGCCTAGCAATTCCCGAAGGGATTTTAAACCCAAAAAAGTTTACTGGCTCAGATCTTTGTCTTCCAGGCTTTAGGGGGGAAGCTCTTTCCGCCAAAAACCTATCAAGAAACGGCATATTAGATACAGCGGGATTTATCAAGTCCTCCCAAAAACTGTCTGTTTTCACATCTCTTGCAAAATCCTCCCCAGTAATGGACTGCTGAATGTCTTTTACCGTCCTCATAGGAACTGTGGGAGATGAAATGTATTGAGCAATAGTTTTCAGCAGTGTTTCACCACCTATCTTTCCTTCTCCGGCTCTCAACGCATCTATCAAAACAAGACCCGTTCCAGAGATTCTATTTAAACCAACAACAGCTTTAGCGTAATCCATTGGTAGAAGGTTACTATCTTCCCCCTTCATGGATTCCGCTAAGAAAAGATATGTGGAAAATGGAGCATAAGGCATAAGATTCATTGTCCTTGCACTGCCAGTATTAGGATCTATGTCCGTTTTCCACTCATACCATCTTTCTCCGGCATTTGGGCTGTTCCGCATCTCAATAGCCTTGGATAACATTATCGTCCCTATAAGCCCCCTAGAAGCTATTTTGGAAAAATTTCTTGAATTTCCAGCAGCCAACTCTGACACGGTTTTAGGACTAAAAACTCTGGCTAACCCAAGAGGGGAATGATTATATACAAAAGGAATAGCGTTAGCAAATGTAAAGCGAGGGAAAGGGTTTACCGTGTATAAAAAAGGGAATTTATGAAATGCCTCAACTATATCCTTGGAAAATCTTTTTCCTCCGTGGGCAAAAGAAATTTCTAAGGCGTGTTGCACTGCGTCTTCCATTAGCTCTGGAGGTATCTCTTTAGGGTTGATAGTATTTATATCCCTACCCATAACCTCCTTTAAGTTCTTTTGTAAGCGAGCCTGAAAAGCAGTCCGTCTAAAAAATCTTTCCTGTAAAGTGTTCAGAGTATTTACTGCGTTTACGAATTTATTTATCTGCTCTACTTCGTGAATTGTTTTGTTTAACAACATGCTTTTAGTTAAAGGGTTACCCTCTAAAATGTTGTCAATTATTTTTTTACCACCAGTCATCCTATTTATTACAGGTAATGCGGAAAAATCAGCAGAAACAGAGTTCCATAAATTGCTCATAGACTCTTTTACTGTAGTCCCGCGCATCAAAGCCTGTAGCGCATCGTCAACTATCCCAACCGTCAATCGACCAGCCTGAGTTTCTATATTACGCATAGTTGTAGCAACTTGGCCTACCAGCATACCGCGTCTAAAATTTTCTGCCCTTCTCCATAAATTAGCTAGATGAGATTCATCTACCTTTTTTCCATCAGCCATTCTTCCGGCTATAGCATCCAGCTCTTTACGCAAGTCTGGTGGGTACCTTTTATCCCTAGCCATGCGTCGAGAGGCTTGGGATAATAGGTTTAATATTCGACCAGACTCAGAAACGCTTGTTTCCATAAATTTAGCAAACTCAACAGGGTTCATTTCCATATCTTCAAGCAATCTAGGAATTTGAGAAGAGTCTAGTTCGCCTGTCTCTAAACCTTCTTTTAAAAATCTGGCGTAAGTTCTAAACAAGCGTTCACCTTCTAATTCAGGATTGGCCCTTGCTCTAGCCACTTTTAATAATAAACTCTCCTCTGTAGTAATGTCACTAACAGATCCTACGGATAATCTTGGGACTGCACCGCGAGTAGTTAAATCTGCTTCCACAGCACCCAAACTATCAGGAATCACATCGTCGGCTAAAGCCGGGGCAACGGGAATATCAGTGTCTAGCGAAACTCCCGCAGATACTACAGGCTTTTTTTCCCCAGCCAAGAACCCTATCGGCCCCCCTACATTCTGATTTATAGGCAGATAGCTTTTGACAGCTCGTGCATAGTTTCCTGGTGTCAACAACTGAGAACTCCAAGTGGTGAAGTCCTCTATGAATTTCTGCGGTGTATAGGCTCCTGTTCTCTTGGTGTATTCATTTAAAGCCTCCGGGTCGCCACCTCTAATGCGTGTGTATAAATCTAACCCCTCGCCAGCCAAATCTGCAATGGGTTCACCTATGAAGGCTCTTGTTCCGCCCTCTATAGGGGCATAAACATACTCTAGGGCAGCTATTGTCCCTAAAAGTGGGGCGGCGATCGGAGATCGACCCTCATATGATTCAGATTTTTCCCAGAGTTCCCCCGCACTCTCTTGGTGGTATGCGGTTATTTCTTTAGCCCTCTGGTAAGCATCTCTTATAGCCCCCCATCCATGCCTTAAAGTATCCGCAATCGGGGCAGTTTTCTGGATTGCGGCGTCTGCACGAATGGCTGCGATCATACGATCTTTCAGCTCTTCGTCTGAAAGGGATTTCAACCACTCTTCTGGAACGTCCAGAACGCGGGTTGTACCTTCAAAATCGAAATTAACTTCGGTCATTATTGATTCACTGTGATTGTGCCTATCTGACTACCCGGATCTACCATCTTTGCTAAGGTATGCCATTTGTTAATGTCTTTCGAGTAAAACTCTATCCAGTCCTGTAGCTTTTTCAAATCTTCTTCAGACATCTTTGCGTCCATACCGCTAAGGCCACTTCTCTGATATTTTTGTATGAACTCTAAGTCAATACCATTTAGGATTCCAGCCATTACAAACGCATTGTTTATTCCCTTATCAGCAGAAACAGGAAGGTAATAATCTTCTGTCTCGGCGTTTGTGGACTTTATCACACTATCCAATCGCCACACCACTCGTTTTTTAGAGGTGTCAAAAACAACCCTCAGTGGGTCGCTATCGGTTGGTTTTGGAGAAGTATACTTGTATCCTCTTTGTCGAAGAAGAACCTCTTGCTCTCTTGTCGTATAGTTCGCAGAGGCTCCCGTATCTCTGTTCCAAAGTGTGCCTACTTCATAGCCTGCATCTGGAGAAGTTCGGTTGTAACCGTCATCCATAATCCCAAGTTTCTCTTCATTACCTTGGTAAGTTTTAGAATTTCCCTGAGAGTCCCACAATGTACCTACGTTTTTGAAGCCATCAGGAGGTGGTGTGGACAGGTCATAACCTTCCTGCCTTATCTTGTATTCCTCTTTTTTGTTTTTGTAGTTCTTAGACTTCCCAGCGGAATTCCATAGTGTTCCTATGTTTGAAAACAGCTCAGGTCGAGTTGAAGAAGTAAATCCCGCTGCCATTGCTTCGTGCTTTTCTTTGTTGTTTTTGAATTGCACAGCCTCGTGTGTATTAGGGTTCCATAATGTTCCAACGCTTTCGTATGGGTCTTCTGCTCTAAATTCTTGTTGAGCTTTTATAAAAGCCTTCCTAGCATCTTCAAAATAAAACGCTGGATACCCTTGTGCGGTATACCATTCCCTATGGTCTTCAAGAGTCTTTAAGCCAGCTTGACTTTGATTATTTATAATGGCGGATAGCATTTCATCATCTTGAGCACCGCTTAACTTACCCAAAGCTGTAGCAACACTACTGCCTGTTCCTCCACTACTGAAAGTTCCACCCCTCCCTGTCATATCTCTAAAAGCGTTAGCCCTGCCTACCCCTTCATTTTCCACGGCACTAATGGCTGAAGTAATTGCAAGAACATCTTGGGCGGTTAATCTTTTAGGAGCACCACTAACATCAGAGGCTGAGACTTGAGCTTGCGTGTATAGTTGAGCCAAAGCGCTTTCGGGCGCAGAGCCTCTAGTTCGATCTAGCTGTTCCAGATGCTCATATTCCGCTCTAATAAGAGACCGCATATCGCGTTCCCTCCTCAAGCGGTCTTCTTCTTCTGTAGATCCTTTAACGCTAAATATTGTCGTCATATTATTTATCCGTAGTACATGGGTATACCAAACAGCATATCTTCCCGCTTTCTATTTGCCGTGAGCTGCCCTCTAATAGAAGGATCGAAGGGTGGAGACATTTGTAATAGGCTTCCACCGGTTCCAGCAAGGTTATTAGGATTGAACATCTGCCGCTTTTGAAATGGGATCTCTTGCCCTATCGGTCTAGGTGCGGTTGCTTGGGTTGTTCCCTGTGCTGTTTGAAAATACTCTCTTTGCAACCTCATATCAATTTGTTTAATCGCATTATCTATTATATCCGTAACATCTTTGTGGCCTTCGTATCGTTTTCTTATTATTTCTAATTCTTCTCTAGTCATTTGAACATCCCTAATCCGCTAAGTGCAGCCCCTACCTGACCTAATGCACCGATGGCTGAAGGAGTAGCTGTACTACGGCCTCCATAAGCCCCTGAGATAGATGATAGGTAATTCTGCAATGCAGTCTGAGGACGCTGTGCCTCATAGTTATAACGCATCATGGCTTGATTGATGCCTTCCTGAGTCATAGCCCTTCGTTGCGCTCCTACATCTCCTATAGCTTGGTACATGGATAAAGGCGCTCCCATAATGGTGGGGTAGGCTCCTAATCCAGCAGCCTTTTGACCTAGTTCCATTTGAGCCATTGGGAACCTTTGTGATTGAGCCGTCTGATAGGCTCCCCCATAGAGGTTGGCTAAGTTCTGTGCTAGAGCTTGCGAAGCTCCAGTCGCTACGTTAGATTGGTAGATGTCTCCTCTTGAGCTTCCTCCAGGCTGGTACATGATTTGTCCTTTCCTTACATCAGCCAATCCTTTTGTCATTTGATCTATGAACTGTTGTCCATAGGTGTTGGCAATTGCTCCATATGGAGTGCCTGCCCCAGTGTTTACACGGCCTGCTAAAAGGTCGGCTCTCTGTTCACCAGAAAATGGGGTTTGTCCATACATCTGGCCTAGATTTGCTACGGATGCAGCAGACTGCAAAGCAACTGGAGCATCGCCTTTGGCGTAGTTTACAATTGATTCCTGCGCCATAGTTTGGTAAGGGTCAAATCCTGCTACAGTCTTTCCAGAATAATAGGCAGGAAGTGTAGGTTGACCTTCAGGTAAGTATAAATTCTCAGCCGTTTGAAATGCTTTCTTTAGGTGAGGAATTTGTTGTTCCCAAGGTTCTGTCGTTGCTTGTGATGTAAATGCGCCTGCCATAATTATTTCCTCTTAAACTGCATTAGCTTCTGTATTAATCTGGTTTGCTTTATTTTTATTAGCTATTCTAATTCTCTCTAAAGCCGCCCTTTGATTTCCAATAGCTAATGCCTGCTGCTGCTTATTATAAGTGTCTCCTGATTTTATATACCAATCATGGTAACTGGGCCACTCCCCACCAAACTGGTCAATATATTTATTAGTTGTGTCATTGCCTGTTGTGTTATTGCCTGTGGTGTTGTTTCCCGTATTGGAATCCAGTAACGAAGGAAGTTTTCTGGGTGTGTAAGTTGCTGTCCCTCCTGGCGACCAAGTGTATTCAGGAGTTTGTGCCCAAGGTTGCCATACAGCCCCTTGATTAGCTACCATTGCCCGTTGTGCGGGGGTGTTAAGCAGCCCCTCTGGAGGCATCAGGTGAGACAAGTCTTGTAATTGAGGGCGGGTATAATCTGTTAGTAAATATTCACCAGCAGCGCCTGATGAGACATTTGGTCCTGTTTTATTAAAATCATTTCTAAAAGGATTGGGTGAATCCGGCCATGCTTGTGGCCCTGTACTGTCTGCGCCTTGTCCTGTATACGGATTAAATAATCCTGCATTGTATCTTGCTAATTGGTTTTCAACCGCAGCTTTTCTAACATTGGGGTCTGTAGCCTGTTCCCAACGTCCGGTTTGTTCATTATAGGTATCCCCCCATTCTTCCTTTCTCCAATCCGTTCTCCACTGAGCTGGAAGCCTTACTTGCTTATCACCCGCGCTTAATAGTCCTTTAGGCGTATCTTCCAGCATCCATTGAAAATTGGTCTGCTGCCACGGAGTTAAATAAGTATAATCGGCGCCACCACTAAGCAATCCTTGCGCCCACGCACCTGGGCCACCAAACTTATCTAACTGCTCTTGGGTGGGCTGAAACTTTGGTCTAAACCTTTTTATGTATTCTTCTGGGTCTATATGGTATATATTACTTCCCTTTGGAACGCCACCGCGATCAGCAGTGGTCAGTTTCGGCTTGCCATCGGCATCTAACGCAATATACGCGCCGGGGCCAGTATATGAAGTTCCTTGGCCCATTTGACGGCCTTCGAGAGTCCGCATTGCATCGCCATAGGCTTGAGCCGCTAACCCGTAATCAAATGCACCGCCCGCTTCAAATTGCTTACCCTTCTTACCTTCATCAACAAGTGCTTTCCCACGCAAGTCCATCTGTTCTTCTCTTTTTATACGAAGCTGACGCATTTGCTCTGCGGGATTATCCTTATACTTCTTAACTATATTTTCAGCGTCAGTTGCTCTACTTATAGCAATATTAGCAGTTCTTACGGTATTAGATTGCTTTTTTCTATCAGCTATAGCCGTTTGAAAATCTTTTTTCTGTTGTGCGCCTAATTTAGATATATCAACCTTACCACCCATTTCCTTCTTAAAGTCATCTATCCTGTCTTGAGCATTTTTCTTTTTTCTCTCAGCGCTTTGCTTTGCAGCCGCTGCTATTTGTTTTACTGTTTTAGCCATTAGTGCATCCTGCCTTTAATTTCTTTGGTGAGAATATGATAAGAACATTCCCAGTCTTTTAATATCTTTAGCCATCCTTTTCTTCCCCATGCCTCTAGTGCTGTACACCCTACGCTTGAAGCCCAATGCTCAATATCTGGTAAAAACTGAATCCATTTGTCCATTTCCACCCCACCCAGAGCAATAATCCTCATAACCTTTTTGTTGGGATATGGGGCTATTTGAGTGACCATACAGGCTAATAACTCCTCTTCTTCTACAGCAGCCCATAGCTGCATTGAACCAGAGGAAAGCTCTTCATAGTAATGATCTGAGGTTGCCTCTCCTTGTGAGTGAGAGACTACCTCTTCCATGTAGGGGAGAATAGACTCCCACACTGTGTCTATATCGTCAGGATGGATTAAAACTATTCTACAGTTTGACCCATGCGGATGTAGATTCTTTGAAGAAATAGATTCCCTCGCCCGATCCCGGATTCCAGTTCGACCCATCGGCGTATCTGACATCACCGCCTCGCGGTCTTGTCGGCGCTTCATGCGTTCTTTCCAGTCTGAATGTTGCTTGATTGAATAATACGTCTCCTAGTCTTTTTAGTTCTGTTACTACATAGATTCCTAAGTCTTCACCGTCCGTAGGTAATGGCCCCGGCTCATAATGTGTTACAGACTTTACTACTCTATCGGTGTATGTAGCCATTAGTAGCTCTTACTTCCTCTGGTTCCTGCGTTCTTTATATCTAACGCATAACCATCTAACCTCCATGTCTCATCGCCTGTAGACTCAAACTTAACACCTATATATTTTCCTGTAACATTAAACGGTACTTTGGATTGCGTATTAGGATTAAATGTTATTGGGCCTTCCCATGTGATTGCCTCTTCTGTAGACATCTGATGACCTACATAGACGTTAATCGTGTTGTCTGAAGATACAGACATTTTAGGGTAAACAGCGGTCACACGTTTCACCATTGCCTGATTGTTTGCGCCTTGCTCATCAATAGCAAGCCCTGTTCTTTCTATATACGCGGTCATATCAGTAGTGTCGGACTGATTACCAGAGTTATGTCTATAAATCTTTTGGTCTGTTGGGGAGGCAAAGACAAGAACTTTACCCGCTTGATTAAAGAAAGAGGTGGTTGCTGATTGATTCCAGTTAAGCGTATCGCTTGCCCATGTAGATGTTGCTACAGCCCATGAACCAGGAGCTAGTGGATCACCCTCTGTACCATAACCGATATACCCAAGATTAGGTAGATCACGCTCAGTAAAAGTATTATTAGCCCAATTCCACACCAGAGCTTTATCGCATTGAGCATTAGTGGCGTTTGTCGCTGAAACATAACAGGCCCACATTTCCGTGTTGCCGTAGTCTGCAACCACAAAGCTCTTTTCATATTCATCTCCGTTTATATTATTGTATACATAGTCTCTCATGGTATGAGGTAAAATGGATATCAGTCTTTGCCCATCATTGATATACATATCACCGTTTCCAAAGATAAAATGACCGCCATCATACTCCTTTACACAGTTCTTGGCTAATGAGCCGACAGATGGGGATATTTGTCTAAATGCAAATATAAATGGAGTTCCAACATACGTCATTTGGTAAACAGAGTCTTCCTTGTAGATCATAAAAGAATCTCTCAAGGGCAGGCCGTCAAGTATCTTTCCTCTTGTGTCGGCTAATTCATATTCTCCAGCATCTACGGTTGCTGAAGTTTCATCCCATGAGGCCGGAACAGTTTGTGTTGCTGCTGATGTAGACCATTTAACTAATCTCGTATAAGGAACTGATGACTTAGTGACATTAAGGGCAACAAGAAAAGTTCGGAAGGCTCTTAATGAAAAACACTCTGTGCTTGCGGGCCAATTAGTTAGGTCTGCCATCTTAGTTCCAGTAGAAGGAACACCGGAGGATAGCGCCCAGAACTGTGGATCATCATAACCATTAGCCATGATAAGGATTCCACCTAATACAGTGGAAGTCCAATTCTCTTTAGCGGTAGCAGAATAGTCTCCACCAGAAGCTCTAGTTAAGTCTGTCCATGCGCTCCCATCGTGTACATAGATCTTTGCAGTACCACCTACAATCCAGTAGTTAGCTGCTCCTACTTCTAAGTTAGTTATATAGTAAGGAACTATAGGGCATGAAGCCATAACCTCTAGGAACCCCGGAGATTTCTGAATAGCTCCGTGTTCTGCCCTTATATTATTACCATCTGTCCAGACATTAGGCGGTAGTTGCCAAGCATTGATATCCTTGACAATTCCTTTTTCACCTACATTTTCTACGGGTACAAGCATCTAGTTAGATGGTTCTGTAGGCCATACTACTGCCTTTACATGATCTACAGTAGTTAAGTTAGCGGGAATATCTCTAAGTTCTTGCCTGTATTGAGCCATAGTAGGAGACATAGTTACATCAGACAAGCCATGCCAATCTGTAACTGCAAGCCTACTATTACGGTCTGACCTCAAATCAGCAATAGCTCTATCAAATGCTCCAGCCGCCCACTGAGCCTCTTCCGCATCTCTTGAGGCCTCCTCTTCAGCGGTGAAAGGTATTTGAACCCCATCTACCATTTTATGTCTTGCCATCTTTTGCTCCTATTTTATTCCGTACATCTGTATTACGCCATCAAAGTTTCCTGACGCCATTTTGAAATTAACGGCATTGATTGCTGACGTTGAATCAATAAATCCTGCCGCAAACATATCATTCGTGTAATTGCTTGCATGATGGCAGTTAAACCGGCTATTAAAATGTTTAACGTAGGTTGTACTTGCAGGGTCAAACAAATGCAATATTCCTGCGGTACTCTCATCAGATCCGTTGCCTAAATCAGCACTAATCGGTTGATAAGCGGTGCTATTAGCAAGATCATTTCCTGTTTGATATCCAAGCGCATTAGAACTACCGTCGTTTTGCGCTCTCCAGAACGTTGTCGTCTTGGCAACATTATAATTTGACCCCCCATCTATACTGACATTGAATGTAAGCGTTTGGGAATCAGTGGCGGGATTTACGTCAGTAAAAACAAATACATATTCGTTATAAGCACTGGTTATGTTCGATGTAATAGCAACATTGGCCGAGTTGCTTGCAGTTGTTGTTGATAGTAAAACTGGAATACCTGTAATCATTTATAGCCCCCACATGGAAATAATGCCGTCAAAATTTCCTGAAGCCATCTTGAATTGCACCTGTGTTATTGCTCCAGTTACATCAAAATACCCCGCCGCATAACTGTCTCTTGCCGCGTCTCCCTGATCGCTACTTAACCTTCCTTGAAAATGTTTGATATAGGTTGTATTGCTGGGGTTATATAAAAACAGCTCTCCATCACAAGCCGCATCGCTGTCATTTCCGGTAACGCCATTCAGCGTTTGGAACGCCGTTCCGCTCTGATCGTAAGTTGACTCATATTGAAGATTGCCACCCCCTCCAGATTCAGTATGATACGCCCTAAAATAAGAAGACAATATAGTTTCATTATAACCTGATGCTCCAGAAACATCGGCTTGAAAACTAAACTGAGTTCCATCTGTAGCGGGATTTATTTTGACAAACTTAAACATATACAATTTGTATGTTGAATCAATATCGGATGTAAAACTTAAAGATGCTGAATTTGAAGCTGTTTGTTCTGCTATTTTTGTTAAAGCCATTATTTAACTCCCCACAGCTTAACTATTCCATCAAAGTTTCCAGAGGCCATCTTAAACTGAACAGCGTTTACAGCACTCGCTGTATTGCCATACCCTTGAGCAAACATATCATTAGAGTATTCGCTTGCATGGTATGAATTAAACCTGCTGTAAAAGTTTTTAACGTAAGTGGTGTCAGCAGGATTAAATAATCTAAAAATCCCTGCCGTGCTTTCGTCCGCACCACTTCCTAAGTCTGCGCTGATTATTTGAAACCCAGTCCCTTGAGCTAAATCGCTTCCCGTCTGATATCCGAGATCACTATCAGATCCGTCGGTTTTATGCTGTGCGCGATAGAATGTTGTCGTCTTAGCTACATTATAATTTGATCCACTATCAGTGCTAAAATTTACCCCTAATGTCGTTGCGTCTGTCGCTGAATTAACATTGTAAAAGCCAAAGATATATTCATTGTAGGCAGATGAAAACTGAGAAGTGAATGAGACACTTGCGGCATTAGAAAGGGTTTGACTTGATAATAAAACTACATCACCAACTCCAGACGCTCCAAGTATTGCCTGTTTGAAAGCTCCTAAAGGCATTAGGACATATCCAACCCGGCAGGAAATCCATACCAAATTGTTCCTCCGTCTACAGTAAAGAATGTCAGAACATCAATACCAGAGCTTGTGAGGGAGGGTGCGGAGCCTCCAGCCCAATCTACTGATCCCGGCCAATTAACTGTTTGTGATCCACCGTTGGTAAGTATTAAGGTGAATGAGCATGATTTGCCACTTGCGGAAGGGTTCGTAAAGGTGAAGGTTTGTGTGCTTGTCGATACTGTTGCGGTTACAACATTACCCGCAGTTAAATCAATAGTATCGGTTCCACCACCAAGATCGCCTAGAACATTTACAGTCTCTGCATAATCTTTAAAATCAGGTCTAATAGCTTGCTCGTCTTGAAAGTTGATATAACCGCCTAGAGACATATCTGCGGCAGTATCCATTGTGATACCAGCGGTCGTTCCGTGAGCATCACCTACGCCAATTTCTAGCTGGTCATTGCCATCATCTAGTCCTACTCTAAAATCTATTGCCGCCCCATCAAATAAAAGCATGGTATCTTCAGCCCCACCATCACCTATTGTAACTAGTGGAGTTGTTCCTCCAACTACAATATCTCCGTTATCGTTAATAGTGGTTGTAGATGTATTCTGTAGAGTCTTACCGCCCGTACCGTCAAACCTGACAATCGCATTGTCAGTTGCAGACCCAGGGCCAGTAACATCACCTACTGCTGTTTTACCATCCAATAAGTTCAGTTCAGCCGCCGTGGTGGTTACTGCTGCCGCGCCAAGCGTAGTAAACTGTGCCTGTAGCACTGATTTAATTAAACGCAAATGATCGTCGCCTTGTGATACAGGGTCGCTCGCGGTAGGATTTGTCGCCGTTAATTGGCTGATATATGTTGCCGTTTCAAGTGCCATTGTTTACTCCTCAGTAGTATCCGCCAGTGTTCATTACTCTTAGCTCAGAACCGGAATGGCGGTCTTTATTATCCTGAACTTGTAAATCTGTAACTGCCTGCTGATAAGCGGTAGCCCATAGAGGTACTCTTTCGTCATTCATTAAGAATGGTTCTGCCTCCAACAAACATCCATACAAATAAACATCTGGATTATTCGTAAGCATATCATTAGTGGTTGCTGCTGGAGTCAATGCCGGGATTTTTTTATAATACAACATTGAATAACCATCGCCACTTGCGGGTGCTGGGCCAAGCCTAAACTTGTCCGCCCTAACAGTAAAAACCTCTGGAGTTCCAGAGGTAGATCCGCCCCATATTCTAGTCATCAACTCTGGAGTTATGTATGATAAAGGAGTTAAAGGTGTTGTTGTTAGATGAAACTCCCTTGCTTGTATAAAATCAGTAGGTAAATCATAATCCCTTGTCCCTCCCGTAAGAGTCCCTGTAGCTGTAGTTTCCATCAACCGCAATCTTAAATTACGATTCATTCTTGCTTCAGCTAAATCTATGAACTCCACTATTCTGTCTGTTAGGTCACCCCTGTCTAACCAGTTAGCCACAGCAGTCTGGAGTTCCGCATAAGTTCCTATCGCCATTATCTTGTCATCTCCGCAATGTATACTGTCCCGGCAGTATCAACTTGCATTGCTGATACTTTATCACCGGGATTAATTCTCCAGTATGTAGGCCAATCCTTTTCAAGATAGCCCTCTCCTGTTGGCTCATATTCTTTCCATGTATTTGTTTGTGCTGACCATGCGCCTGATACTGCACTCCATGCTACATCGGACACTTCTCCACCAAATGCCAAATAAGCATCTTCAGTGCCAGTTATCATTACTGCATATATCTGATTACCAACCGCTTCCGACATCTCCGTGGATGTAGAAGAAGTTGTTATAGAATGGAGTTTATTAGCTAACCTATAAGGTACGTCAAAAGCTAATCTTGTTGAAACACCTGTTGTCATTCAGTCAGTTCGGTAATGTATACTACAGAGTTGCTTGATCCAGCTCTTAGCCCTGCAATACGATCTCCACCACTAACGCGAACATAATGAGGCCAATCTTTTATAAAATATCCACAAGAGCCAGCCGTAGCCGCATCACCATGTTTTGTTATTTTAATAAACACAGGCTCACTTGCATTAATTATAATTGCATTACATTGTGCAGATATAGCGTCGCCTAACGTAACCGAAGTAGACAACGCTGTAAACGTATAGTTAAAATTATTTAATCTGTATAAATCCATCTTTCTTCCCTCTATAGTTTCGTGGGTGATGTTTTGAAAAACTTGTTGTCTGGATCGTTAAGATATCTAGCCAAAAGTTTCGGATCTTTGTCTATTGCTCCGTTGGTTTCCAGCTTCCACTGTTCATATACTGTTAATGGAATTGAGGCTACCTTATGCCACTCCCCTCTTTTGCCAAGAGATAGATGATCCCCGTAGGCGTTATACTCTAATTTGTTTTGTTCAATAACAGGCTCAACATCCTGATGAGTGGTTATAGAAATCGTGTTATCAGGCTCCTCAATAAACTCGGTATGTCTGAACGGAGATGTATCGAATAAGGTTCTTCTAGCCACTGAGAAACCCCTTTCCACCGATCATGCCACCTTTCTTCCCATTCCATGATTCTAAATGCTCTACAGGCGTTTTAGGTTCAGCCTTTTCTTTAGGTTGAAGTTTTTGAGATTTTAGTTGTTTTGAAATAAACTTTTCTAATTGATCTTGTTTTGACGAAACCATAATGTGAATACCCACTTTTCTCCTTCGTGTGGAGGCAACCCCTGATGTAAGGCCAGCTCATGTGGTTTATTGTTCTCGTCAACGTTTCCGAATAACAAGAGCCTTCCTCCAATAGAGCCTACCACTACATTTAATTTAGGAAAAGCTGTTCCCCCTCCCACGGCGTTATTTAAATAAACAATACAAGTCATCAACCTCTGTCCACCGTTATCAAGGTATTTCCCCTCTAAAGCATCATAATGGGGTTTATACTCCTGTTCGTTGGTGTACCTAAGCACGTTCATAGGCTCTGCATTTTCTAACGGAATACCCGCTAGATCAGATAACCTATCACAGACCTCTTGAAAATCGCTATGTGGAAAAAATCCACCTGTTGATGTTCTAGCGGAATCTTCTTCAAGACCCCTTTTATTGGCTACAGTGCTTTGCTTGAGACTTCCTTTGGCGTGAGCTATAATAGCCTCACATTCTTCTGGCGATAAAATTGCATCTACTACTGCAATTGTTGGTGCATTGGCGTATACGAACATAAATTATTTACGCATCCCCCCTCTGCCCAGAAAGTTCTTTCCACTTTTTGGGTTTCTTTGCATTTGGGCTGGGAATAACACTATTTCCAGGATCGTGTATAGGTGAAGATGTAGCGTTGGATAAACGCTTTATCTCCCTATCCAATTCTGAGGTAGCCCCTCGATGCAAAGGCTCCCGTAAGTTTTGATTGAATACTTGGCTTTTCTTGCTCATTATCCTTTCTCTTTTTGATTGGCCTGACCTACAACATTACCAGTTCCATTTCCCATTTTACTGATAACGCCCTCTATGCTTGCAGAAGCGCTACCACCGCTTTTATCTAGCCCAGAATAAGATGCTTTGCGAACATCTTTTGTTTCCACCTTATCCCACGGCATACTTTTTGCAATACCTTTTGCCATTTTACTGTCTCCTTACGTAATGTAAAAATACTTGGGCTAATCTGCTGCCCTCAAATTTATCCCTCCAATGAGGGCTTTCAATGCCCTTGTAAATAAGGCCATCACCCGCTTCTAACTCTATTTTATGTACTGAATCTGTCTCTACATAGATGGGCCAAATAGCCTCATTAGGTTCACGCATTAAGGTTAAAGTGACGCTAAACTCACAACTATTTCTATCAATATGCTTTTTTAATTCATCCCCTTTTTTGTATACTCTAAGATAAGAATAGGTGGGAATTAAATCTACTCCAGTGTATTTTTCCATATCTGGAGATAAGTAACACATTAAATTCTTCATGGCTAAGTCATCGTGCCATGCAGGGGTGTT